GAGCCTTGCGCCGCTGGTTCTCAGCGCCTTCGATTTCTTCGATTATTTTCTTGCGCGTCGTATCATCAAGGATGTCGTCTTCGGTTTTCAATCTTATATGTATACTCATGCTGCTACTTCCTTGTTCCGGTGTATGCTCCCCTACCTTTATGATGTAATCGCCGAGGAAGGTGACCGAACTCGCCCAATGTGTTTTGTTTTCTCGAGCTTTGACCGCACGGCTACGTTTACAGGTGGCTCTGCCCTACCAGAGCAGGCCGCAAAGCATCAGGTGCCGACAAATATCAGGCCTGGTGATGGTATTGACCAGAAAATCGCCGACGTTAAAGAAGATCAAGACAAGCCCGAGGCGCAAAAAGAGTACATCTGGTGGACTGACAAATGGCACTTCACAACCAAGGGAAGCGATATCGTTGATCCAAACACTTTGGAGCCGTTTGTTCTCAAAGATGGGGCGAATGAAAAGGACTTAATCTCAAACCCGATCAAAGAAAAGCCCTTTGTTGATCTGCATATAGATCAGGAGAATAACTATTGGGCCGAGGGTGGATCAGATTTAATCGATACGAGTATCTTGATCAATTGCATGCTCTCAAATGCCAATCATATAGGGGTCACTCAGGGCTATGGTCAGCTTGTAGTGAGTGGTAAGAGCATAGGGAGTTCATTTAAGCTGGGGCCGAATAAAGTCATCGTGTTGCCTCATGAGGATAAAGAAGACGCAGCTCCTACTGCGCAATTCATCACATCAAACCCGCCGCTTGAGGCGTTGGCTCGACAGATTGATATGGTGGTTGCTCTTTTGCTTACTACTAATAATCTCTCTACATCCGGGATCGCATCGAACCTACAGGGTGGCCTGACCGCTGCGAGCGGTATCGCTCTGGTGATTGATAAATCTGAATCACTCGAAGACGTGAAAGATCAACGCGAGATATTCGAAGATGCTGAGCCTGATGCTTGGCGAATTACTGCTAAGTTTTTGGAGCTCTTTGAACAAAACGGAGAGCTCGCTGAAGAGTTTAAAGAATGCCGTATTCCTGTTGAGAAATTGGTCAATGTGCAATTCGAAGATGCCGCAGTCATTCAGTCCGAGGCTGAGAAGCTCGACTCTTTGTCAAAGCGCATCGATATTGGGCTGAACACTAAGCTTGAGCTGATCATGAAAGACCGCAAAGTTGACAAGGATGAGGCGGCAAAAATACTGCTTGAGATCGAAGCGGAAAAGCTTGCGAACATGGTCAAGATGGGGATTGAACTAGAGTCAGAGAATGATGATGATGAAGAAAATCAAGAGGAAGCTGAAAATACATCACACAATAGCGACCATGGCGATGATGAGGATAAGGATAAAAGATAAAGGAAGAGATCATTTATGGCAATCGAGACGAAAAAAATCATCGTCAATAGCGGTGAGATATCATCTGAGATTGACCTCAATCTGCCCAATACAATGTCGGCCGCCAACAAGCGCAGGGCCAAAGATGAGGTCGGTGAGTTCTTAATAGCTTCAATCTTGCAGCAAGTCGGAGCAGCGAAGAGCCCCATTAAAGGCGAGATATTCCCTGTTTTATCCAAAGATTACAAAGAGACAAAGTCAGATCAGGGCCGTGGTACTGCGGCGAACCTAGAATTGTCCGGTGATATGCTCGATGCGCTGGTGTTCAGGCGCACCGATAATGGTGTCAAGGTTGCAATCCTTGGCGGCGAGGCTCCGAAGGCTGACGGCCATAACAATTTTTCTGGTAAGTCGCAGATAGCTCAGCGCAGATTCTTACCAGGCGATGGACAGTCTTTCAGGTCATCTATCGAGTCAGAGGCCAATTCAATCATTCGCGAGCAGGTAGCGGTATCGGTCAGTGTTAAGCGCTCAGATCTTAGAGGAATCTCGACTAGACCTGGACTCAATGACTTTCTCCGCTCTGTGTTTCCAGCACTTACCGTTCGGCAGGCTAAGACTGCAATCTTGTTGAATGAGGGGCTGCTAGCTATATTCGATCCTGTGCTATCGTTGTTCTGATGGCTGTCAAAATAAACGTTAAAATATCACTAAAAACACTCAAGAATCTGACCAAAAAAAAGATTGTTAGTAAGTCATTTCAAAAGCGCCTTGGCCGAGAGACCGTCGATGCTGTGAAGAAATCCATTGCCATTGGCAAGTCACCAGTTCAAGGCGAGGGTCGATTCGTTGGCTACAAAGCAGACCGGGCAGGGGCATCCTTTCGAGAAAACATAACGAAAACAAAAGGTGACGATGCTGGCAGTCGTGGGATAAGAGCGACACTTCGTCGAGAGGCAAAGCGCACCCGCGATAGATCAAAGTTTTATCCCAACTCAGTAAAAAAAGAGCATCCAGGGAAACGAAATCGACCCGTGAATCTCAAGCTAAGCGGCAAGCTTATAAAGGCTATCAAGTGGAAACCTTCGACGGGCGGCGTCATAGTAGGGCTCATATCTGCGAGCAGAAACATCAAGAATATCTTCGAGGCACACAATGAAGGGACTAACATTGCGAAAAAAGTTCCGCGACGGGCGCTATTACCTACTGGACAAGGTGAACAATTTACATCCATAATTAGACGCAGAATTAATAATCTTTATTTCATGCGAATTAGAGACATACTCCGCAGACGCGGCGGCCCAAGATAACCACCTGACCAGGAGACTTTCATGGCAGAGACGACAACTGAGACCACAGAAACAACCACCACAGAAACAGAAACCACCGAAAAGACTCAAGAGCAGCAACAGCTCGAATTGTCTAAAGAAACCGCCGCTACCACATCAGTCACCAGTGCCGAGCATGCCAAAGTATTGGCTCGCCTTAAGGCATCCGAAGACAAGAACTCCCTTCACGAGACCGAGCGCAAGACCCAAGAGCTGAATAACATGAAGAGTCAAGAGAAGTGGCAAGAGGTTGCACAACTTCAAGAGAAGCGAGGTGACGAGCTAGAAACCAAGCTTCAAAATATTAGCTCCGCAATGGTTCGCAAAGAAAAATACAATTCGATTCATTTGGAGGCTCAAAAACTAGGCCTCAAGTCAGATGCCGCCAGACTTATAGATCTGATGGACTTTGAAGGCGTTCAGGTCGAAACAACGACGCTTGGCAATATCAATGTTGTTGGGGCAAAAGAAGCCGCCGCGGCACTTAAGCTCGAAAGTCCGTTTATGTTTGGCAACTCCACGGCCAATCTAAACACATCCACTCCAGACGTAACGCTGGGTGGCAAGATAACCGTTGACATGGTTATGAAGGCAAAGGCAAAATATGGGAAATCGAAGGACCAAGCAGACTTTGCTACCTACGAGAATTTAACAAAACAATATCAACAGCAATAAAACGGTTAAAACGTAGGAGCGTCACATGGCTGACCAGCTTAATAAAGCAACGGGTACTTTTTCGGTAATTGTACAAGAAGTTTGGAGTTCGAATTTTTACGACACACTCTTGGCAACCTTGCCAATGGCCGCTGTCATCGACTCCAGCTACGAGGGCGAGATTCAGAATCTCGGCGACACCGTCAAAATATCGACATTCCCAGAGTTTGACGAAGCTCAGGTCTTATCAGAGGGCGCACGCAATGATGCAGAGGCAACCACTCCAACGCAGCAAGACTTGGTCATCAACAAAAACATCGTCAAAGACTTTATCATCACAAAGCAAGCGCAACTCCAGAGTTTACCTCATATGGACAAGCTGAATGAGCTCGCCAATTTCGCGATCAACAAGAAAATTCAAAATTTGATTTTTGACTTGTCGATTCCTTCGGCTGCCGCGCCAGATCACCAAATTCCTTATGATTCAGGCTCGACACTGGCTCTCGCAGATCTTTTGGATGGCAAGGAGCTTCTCGACGCTCAAAGCGTACCGCAAAGCGATCGACATCTGGTGGTTGACGCGCCACAATGGAATGACATATTTAATATCACAGGCTTCACTTCGAGTGACTTTATTTTGAGTGGTGCGCCTCTTCAAACGGGCCAACCACCAGCTGGTTTATTGGGCTTTATGCCTCACTTCACTACCGAAGCGGATGGC